AAATACACATATATTTAAAGACTGTGCATATGTCTATATGCAATTTGTTTATGACTCAGAACTTTTGCCTAACTTCCCAAATTTAAGCTTTCAGGTAAAAGGCAAAAATGTTCATGATCCCAGAACTGGATCCGCTGTTTCTGATGATGCAGGCAGATCAAATCCTGCTCTTTGTTTACGAGACTATTTAACTGATACAACCTATGGACTTGGGGCAACTTCAGATGAAATAAATGATACTACAAGCGCAGGCGGTTTTGCTGCTGCTGCCAATACTTGTGATCAAGATGTAACTCTTGCAGATGGTTCATCAACAGAAGATAGATATACCTGTAATGGATTTACTGATTTTGCATCAAGCGGAGAAACCATAACAGCAGGAATCCTTAGTTCTATGGCAGGAACAATGACTTATTCAAATGGCAAGTTCAATTGTTTTGCAGGCGCAAATCAGACAGCCAGTTTGACAATTACTGATGATGACTGTTTAAGACCTATAAATGTTGTCACTAATTCTATTTCAGGAGATTTAGCCAACACAGTTAAAGCAATATTTCCTGATTCAAGTCAAAAGTTTGTTCCAACTGATACGCCAATACTTCAAAACAGCACACTCTTAAATGCAGATACACCATCAGGAGAAAGCACAGCAAACTTTGTAAAAACAATGGAAGTTAGATTGCCTTTTACAACATCAAACACTATGGCGCAAAGACTCGCAAAAATAGCCCTGCTGCATCAAAGAGAAACCACAGTAATTAAAGTTGTAACTAACTTGAACTTTTTAAGATTACAGCCTACTGACTATGTAAGAGTCACAAACTCAAGGCTATCTTTTACAAATAAACTTTTTGAAGTAATTGCAGTCAACATGGTTGTAGATGGAGATGAGAACCCAGTTCTTGCTTGTGAACTTGATCTTAAAGAAATAAGCACTGCTGTTTTTGACTTTGCTACAAATGAATACTCAACCATACAAGCAGAGGGAAGTGATTTAACATCAGGGGCTTTGACTGTATCTGCCCCAACAGCAAGCTCTATAAATCAAACTGCAACTATTGATGGAACAACAACCAAAGTAAATATAAAAGTTGTTTGGTCAAATGCCTCAAACGAAGCAATACAGGGTACAGAAGTTCAATATAAATTAAGTTCAGATTCTACTTATACATCTCAAATATCAGGCAAGGGTCAGACAATAGCAGTCATACCGAATGTGACTGTGGGTCAAACTTATAATGTCAGGGTAAGACATTTTACTTTTGACAATGTTTATTCAAGTGCGACAGATTTCAGTAACATCACAATAACGCAACCAACTGCAGCTCCTAACAGTCCTTCTAGTGCATCTGTTACTACAGGTAATGCTTTTGGTATTAGAGTTCAATGGACTAACCCTTCAAACAGTGATTTAAGAGCAGTAAAAATATATAGAAAAACAAATAGCACTACACCAACAGACGATACTAATTTAGTGCAAACAGTGTATGGTGAACCAAGTGCTATCAGTAAGGCAGATTTTGGTATTCAAGATGGTTTATCTTTCAACATAACTTATTATTTTTGGGTTAGAGCAATCAATCATGGTGGTACGCATTCGTCTGGTTTTGTTTCTGCAGGAAACGCTACTTTTAAAAAGGTAGATACAGCACAAATAGAAAATGATGCAATAGAAAGAGCCCAAATTGCAGATGATGCTGTGGGATCAGCACAAATAGAAAACTTATCTATTACAGGGGACAACATTGCATTACAAACTATTAGTATAGGTTCAAGGGCATCCAGTGGTACTTTAGGTAATGTTTCAGGAGTCACTTCAAGCGATACTGCAATTACTGATTTTAATTTTGCTTTGTCAAATTTTGCCAGTGGTTCAAACCCAATCCAACACACAATAGGCTCAACAACATTTCAAATGGACACTGTTGCAAACATTACAGTCAACTTTCCTATCCATTCTGGCGGAGCTTCTAAGCCTTATGCTATTTGGTGTGGTTACAATCCAGTAGGACAAACAGGAAGTGTCAGTTTTCCAAACCCTGAAATTAGAGGAGTTTTAGCTATTGGATCTTCCTTTTCTAATGTAGCAAGTATAGATACTTTTACAGCATTCACCTCTACAGGAAACGGAATTGCTTTAGACTCTCATGTTTTAGCATTAACTGTAAATATTCCTTCAAACTCAACTCGTTACATTAGATTGTTTGGAGCAAGTAGGGACATACAACAAAATGCCAGTTCGCAAAAAGGTCTTGGAACTTTTTATATTGAAATTGTAGGATTAACAGCATGAGTTTTTTTGATTATAAATTACAAGATGGAACAACAATTAACACTGCAGAAAATGTTGATGTAGTTAAATATGTAAGAGAAAGAAGAAATGAATTACTTATTGCTTGTGATTGGACTCAAGGAGCAGATTCTCCACTATCTACTGCTAAGAAAGAAGAATGGGCAATTTATCGTCAGGCTTTAAGAGATATGCCTGTTAATTATAATTCTTCAAGTACATTAGATGATATTACCTTTCCTACACCCCCTGATTAATAATGGACGATATAGTAAGACTTATAACAGAACTGGGCTTTCCTGTTGCTGCTGCTCTTGGTCTTGGAATATTTGTTTGGAAACTTATCAATAGAATTATTGATGGCATGGAGTCTAAAATAGATGTGGTTGATGATAAGGTCAATGAACAACTTAAAGCCATGGAAGATAGATTACAAACTAAATTAGATGCACAACAGGGCATATTAGTTGCCCTGATTGATAGAGTTAGAAGTGTAGATAATGAAATTATCAGGCAAGACACTTTGTTGAAAACCATGTTAGGAGTACCGCAATTGGTACAAAAAGATAAAATAGCAAAAGCAGATAGAGACGATCAGAGGAAAGACTAATGAGAGATTGGTGGGAATATAAAAAAAGACAGCTAAGAACAATTATATTTTTTGTTTTGTTGGTTCTTTGTTTAGTTTTGTTTTCAAACTTTGTTTTTACAGACGAAATGGTTTTTAAATTTAAATCACCTAGTTTCTCTGGATTCAACACATCACAACACTATCTGACCATTGAGAATCAAGAACACACAAGAAAGAAAACTTTGCTTGAGGAAATCAAAGCATTAGCAGAAGAATTAGAAAGGGAAGAAAACAACACTACACTTTCTAGGTTCATACGAAACTTAGAAAGCAGAGTATATGCACAACTATCAAGGCAACTTGTAGAAAATCTTTTCGGAGAAACTGCCTCAAAAGAGGGTTCTATTGAGTTAGAAGGTAACACCATTGAATATGAGTCAGATGATGAAACGATTACGCTTACTATTACAGATGAGGAAGGTCATGTCACTGTCATTACTTTCCCTATTAATAGTTTTACTTTCTAGCTGCGGAGCATTACCAAAAAATAAACTAGATAACTTTCGTATATCAAAATATCCGCATTTGCATGATGTTATAAATTACGAACTTGAATTTCTATCGCCACCCAAAGAAAAATTAGTGGTAGCGGTATATCCAAGTGCCTTTCTTGATATGACAGGACAGCGTAGGTCTAACAGTACTTATGCTTCATTCTCTACTGCTGTAACTCAAGCCCCTGCCAATCTTCTAATTAAAGCGTTAAAAGACGCAGCAAGAGGTGAATTCTTTACAGTTGTAGAAAGAGTTGGCTTAGATAACCTTACAAAAGAAAGACAGATAATTAGAAGTTCAAGACAGGATTTCAAAGAAGAACAAAAACTCAAACCTCTCTTATTTGCAGGTATGTTGTTTGAGGGTGCTATTGTAGGATATGAATCAAATGTAAGATCAGGCGGAAATGGGGCTAGATTGCTTGGAATTGGCATAAGTAGGCAATATAGGCAGGATACAGTAACTTTGAGCTTACGGCTCGTTTCTGTGCTTTCTGGGCGTATATTATTAGAGGTTACCACTACAAAAACCATTTTAAGTCATGCACAAAGCGGAGATGTGTTCAGATTCGTCAAAGATGATACAGAATTAGTTGAAATAGAGAATGGAAATGTGGAAAATGAATCTGTAACTATTGCATTGCAATCCGCTATTGAATTTGCGGTTCTCAAAATCATAGAGAAGGGTATTGAGCAAAACCTTTGGAGGTACGATGATATTGAGATACCTAAGTGTATTGATGATGACTGCAGTAGTCTTAGGGGCTGATAACGAAGTTTCTATTGATCAAGTAGGAGCGACTCTAAATTTAGATGTTGAGCAATTAGGTTCAGGTAACCTTATTGGTGGACAGAATGCCACAGCAGGTTCTATGACTGCCCTTGATTTAGACGGAGCAACCATGACGCTGGATATCAATCAAATAGGGGATAGCAACTTATTCAAAGGAGATATTACATCAGATACCTTCACAGGTTTTTTTGAGTTTGATGGCGATAGTAATATATTTGATATACAAGTTGACCCCACAAATACTTATGGAGCGGATTCTTCAAACTTGAATGTAGATGTAACAGGTAATCAAAACGACATGTCTTTAGATCAAGCTACAGCAGCTATGGCATCAACACTTGATCTTGATTGGATAATACAAGGGGATAGCAATACTATTGACGCAGATATAGATGTAGATTTAGCAACAAATTATATGGACATTGATGGTGATTCAAATACCATTGATTACGATGGTGACGGATATCAAGGCGGTTACTTTTACTTAGATCATACAGGTAACAACAGAACATTTAACATAACTCAAGCATCAACTTTAGATAATGACTGGCTCAAAATACTTTCTAATAATAATAGCGGTACTGTTTGCGTCATTCAAAACGATCAAGGCACAACCACAAGCTGTTGATATTGGCTCTGTAGAAGAAGTTTCTGGAAACGCACAGGTAGAACGAGACAAGGCTTATGAAGTCATAACTGACTTTGGCATACAATCTTATGACAAAGCACAAACAGAGTCAGGTCGTATGGGGATCCGTTTTGTTGACGATACTACAATAAAGATCACAGAACATTCAGAAGTAATTATTGATGAGTTTGTTTTTGATCCAAACCCTGACAACTCAAAATTAGCACTCAACTTTGTAAAAGGAACAGCAAGATTTACAACAGGTCTTTTGGGTTCTGTGCCAAAAAAAAATATGGTCCTTAGGACAAATAGCGCAACTGTAGGAATTAGAGGTACAGATTTCACAGTTACAGTTGAAGCAGATACAGGAGAAAGTTTATTTATTCTTTTGCCAAACCCAGACGGAACATCATCAGGAGAAATAATAGTTACAACTGCGCTTGGAGAAGTGATTCTCAACAAACCCTATCAGGCAACAACTACCACGACATTTGAAAGTCCGCCATCTGAACCTGTTATCTTAGATTTATCATTGGACTTTATTGACAATATGTTGATTGTTTCGCCACCTAAAAGAAAAGAAAGCGAAGAGGAAGCAATTGACTCACGCCAAAGCGACATATTAGATTTTGATGAACTTGAATATGATGCACTTGCAGAAGATGAACTTGAATCAGAAGATTTAGAATTTACAGAATTAGACTATGATGCCTTGAATGTAAACTTTTTAGAGGATTTACTAGATATCATAAATGAATTAGATGCGCTTGAAGAAGAAGATGAGATTAAACAAGTTGCCACAGCCATAGACATAAAAGGTACATCAGTTGGACAGGATAGCAGCACTCAAATAACTACTGTCGTTTCAGGTCAATCTATAAGCATGAAAAGAGAAGTTAGTTCAAATGCCAACATAACTATTGATGGTAACAACTCTTATACAGTAATTCTTGACCAAGATGGTGTTCAGAATCAGGTAAGGGTAAATGGTGGCAGTTCTTCAACCATTGTCATAAGACAGGGTAGCGGATAGAATGATTATCCATGAGCAAGATATTTCTTGGCATTATTGTAATTTTGATTGCAATA